TGATAAACTTCTTAGGTTGGATATCATGTTTCTTCATGTAATCCCAATTGCAATTAAAATCAGTGCCGCCGCCACCTACCACTTGATATTCGCTGATATCCTTGCCGTTGTCTGCACTGAAGTCATCTTCGTTGTAGACTTTGGTATCAAAACACCAAACTTTGATGATGTAATCTTTAAACTCGTCCATAATGCCTTTGATCTCGCCAAGGAAGTCAGACCCTTGTTCGTTGCTAATGGATCCACTCATGTCAATGGATACACAGATGTCGATAGTTTGATCAAAATTCATGCCCGGCAAAATAGCACCTGTATGCCATCCTTTGCGCGAAGGACGAGCAAACGAGTAGTCGTTACGAATGGTGCTTTGAATTTGTTGACGCAACAGTTGACGCCAATTCATCGTAGGCTCAGTAAGATCTTTGATCATTCGCTGAATCTCACCAGGCGTATTACCTGCACCTGCACTCTGTGCAGCCTGCATCATAGCTTCTTTGATCTCATCACGAATTTGATGCAGATCTTCTTTGCTCAAACGAGGACGACCGCTTTTTCCGTCTTTATCATCGTCGCCGTCACCCCAATCAATATGTTCGTCAAGCAATTCACCAAGTTGACTAATATCAATTTTTTTAGCATTTTTAAACAGATCGTCATAAACTTCTTCAGAAGTCCACTTGTCATATTTAAGATCTTGGAAACAATCAACGATCTTAGGTTTAGAGCCAATGCGATCACGTACCAGAAGATTGTTAACCACATAGTCAGCAGCAATATTATACAGCTTAGGATCACGGTCTTTACGACGTGTAAGGTGGTCGTAAACACAGTGAAGAATTTCGTGAGCAATAACAAACTCAATTTCTTTATTATCCATCGCATTAAAGAATTGAGTGTTAAAATAAAGATGACGACCATCGGTTGCAGCCGTAGGACACCATTCGTCTGCAGGTTCAATTCGAAGTCGAGTAGCCATGTTACCAAAGAACGGATGACGAAGTAGCAATCCAACACGGGCAATAATAATGCGATCGAGAACTTCTTCTCGCATTTTTTTAAGTTCTTCTTCAGTAAGATTTGGATTAGGAACCCAACTTTTTTTAGTCTTGGACGCAGTTTGTTTGACAGACATAGTATACCTCTTGTTCAGTGCCTATACTGTAATGTAACAGTATTTACGTTAAATGTCAACCTGTGGATAGAAAAATGGGCGGAAGTAACTCCGCCCATTTTATTCTCACCTTAAGCAGATTGTGCTGCTTTAATGTATTTGCCGTAGCGATTGTGGAACTCGTCAAAACATTCAACTGCATCCGGATCAATCGGCAGTTGATATTGCGTAAGAGCCAATTTAATACCCATTACAACAAGCTCAGTGTCGAAATTGTCCATCGCAAAGCGTAGGAAGTTGTTGACCATTTCGTCAAACTTCTTGTCGCCTTTATCGGATGCATCTTTGAGTTCGTAGCAGAGCGAAATTGTCAAGGAATACATGGCACTGATTTCTTTGGTTTTCATCTCCTTAACCTTACCAGCAAGAATCTCGGTAGGGTTAGGCATACCCGCAGCAATCTTGCGGTGAGCCATAAACTTGACAGCAAGTCCTTCGCCAACTGCACCTGCAACCAGATCAGTAGTAGTACTGTCGTCAATATTATCCGAAAGCAATTCACTCACAAAGGACCACGAACGCGGAGTTGCAAACGAACGACTTGGGGATTTAGGATCGAAGTCGTAAATGTCCTTTTTCGAGAAGTTAAGAAAACCAACTACGTCTTTGTGAATTTTGTTATCAACTGCCCATTGGAACCAGTCATCAAAGTTAACCTGCATTTCAAGGTGAACGAACCGGTTAGCAAGCGGAGCAGGCATACGGTAAGTAACACCTTTGTCAGCTTCGCGGTTACCGGCTGCAACAATCATAACATTGTCAGGCAGTCGATATGTGCCAACTTTACGGTTAAGAATCAGCTGGTATGCAGCAGCTTGCACAGCAGGCGCAGCACTGTTCATTTCGTCAAGAAACAAAATGATATTTTTGTGCTGTTGTGCTAGCGTCTCGTCGGGAAGTTCGCCAGGTGGAGCCCAAACCATTTTGCTTTCATTAGAATCAAAGTACGGAATGCCTTTGATGTCAGTGGGTTCCCACAGCGACAGACGCACGTCAATAACATGAGCGTCAATAAGTTCACCAATCTGGTGAATAACGTCGGATTTACCAATGCCCGGAGGACCCCAAAGGAAGATCGGGCGTTTCTTAAGCAAGGCATGTTTAATGCTAGTTTTAGCCTTGTTCGGGCTAACAGTGCGAGTATTGTCAGACATGAAGTATTCCTTTTGTGTTTCAGCGCCTATATACGTAACATAACGCAAAATACTCGTGACGTCAACTACTAAAATTTCCCAAAATCGACATCAATTTCCAAATCGTTTGTAATTGTTCCGAGATCGATGCATGTCGGAAAGGGCTTATCAATAGTACCTATGTCTAATCTTGTCAAGTCGGAGAAAAACTTTAAAATAAACTTTTTTGGTATTGCAGTATCCAACTGATTGTACCAATTTATATCACGGTTGTATAACTTTCTAACAGATTTAAAAAGTTTATTTATAAAAACAGTATTTTTGAGAATATTTTCACTGTATGAATTAGGATAGCGTTGTTTAGAAGAAAGTCCTAACACTATATCAAGATCTTCTATTTTTACAAATATAGTATTTTTATTCAAATTATGGTTTTGATAATACAATATACTTTGAAAACCTGTGTGTTCGTCGTAGTGCATATTGATTTTAAAGTTTTCAACCCACTGATCAACATGCTTTTTAAACCAGTGTTTCGGATGATCTTCTGTATTGGATGAATTTCCTGGAAAAGAATACCACCAACTGATAAATCTGTTGTATGGATCACGCACAACCTTAATTACGGTATACTCAGAATAATCTATAATATAATTATTATCTAATTCTTTATAATTAATAAACGGAGCAATATCTATAAGAAAATTTGTTCCACAACGTGCTACTGCACAGATAATGATCTTTTTTTCATCATTGTAAATTATCTGCATTGTTGTCTTCGACTGGGCGTCTCATTGCTTTTGCAAGGCCATATTTTCTAATATCACCGCTGAACAGTGTTAATTCTACTGCTTTTTTTTCGTTTGTAACAAAAACACTTTTTTTAGTTAGGTAGTACGGGCTATCGATATATCTGTCTAAATATATCATGACTTGTGCTGTAATCGTCATATCTAAAGGAAAAGGTATTTCATAAAATTCAAGCCCAATATCCTTTAAAGTATTGTACCCAGTTTCTGTTAATCCTAAGCCACCTTCTTTTTTATCTCGTGTGTTTTGCCACCATAACGTCATAACTTCCGCTACATTTTCGTCAGTAGTCGATCTTCCTAATTGTTGTAAAAAAACCTTTGTGTATAAATTTTTATTCATCTTCAACTCTAACACCGCTGGTAAGCTTGTAAACAGAAAAATCTGTAGTTTTAAACATGCTATTTAATTTTTTTGACAGGTTGTGTGCATGACCGGGATTTGAAAAACTTGTTTTTTTATATTTCGGACCAGGATAGCTGGTTAACGAGTTTGAACTTTTCAAATTAAATGGTTTTCCTTTGTAAAACACTGCCCAAACTGCATCAGCATCTAAAACTTGTTCGCATTTGTAAGTTCTGTTGTTTATAAATTCTAATAATATATGTGGTTTAGGTCTGCTCATAGAATACTCCGTATTAAATACGCATATATTTATGACAGATTTAATTCCAGTTACCGCCAGGGTCCATAGAAACGGTTATAGTTTCGTTGTTTCCGCCTGAGTTTTCTTTTACAAACTTTTCTAAGTCGCCGTTTAGTCTACTCATTACAATTCCTAACGTAAACGCAAGAGATTTTGCAGCGGTTATATCTAGCCTAATTTCTCTAGAATTGCTGGAATCAGCGCCTTTAACCTGTTGTATAAACTGTGTTATCGGTGTTGTATTAATTGGATCTATTGACATTATTCATAGCAACTTTCATTTCTATATCTGTTTTAAATGGTCCTAAATACTGATTGTTTTCTATAGTAACCAACTTTGGACAAAAGCTTTTGAGCCAATTAACATTAAATTTAACAAGGTAGTAACCTGCACAGTATACACTTTTTGACTTTTCACTTTTGGTAAACAACGGAAGTTTTCTAGAAATATCAAACATACTGTTGTAAGGAACGCATCTAGTAGGATATCCTTGAACTAGATATTCATTACTTGAAGTGACAGGATTTGTAATTTTAGCAGTTAAGAAATTCTTTCCAAACTTCTTTTTAAGTTGTTTTTCATCCTTGTAAAAACTTATAGCACCTTTGCTTGAAAGTATAAATGAGTTTTCGTCTTTGGTCAAAGTTCCTACTCTAACACCTTGATCTTCAACTATCCAAAATTTGTCCTGTAGTATTTCTTTTGCAATAATATGATTTTTCAATTCAATTCTTTCTTTTTAGGATACTTTGCATTCAGTGGCTCGCTAAATGCAACTGCTTGATCTGCAATACGTTTCATATCCCACTTTGCACAAAATTTCATAAGTTTCATTCCAACCTGTGCAACGTCTTTAGTAACAACATCAGCAATGGTATTGTTGATCTCGCTTCTAATATGCGAAGGTTGTGCTGACAAATCACACAGAGTTACATTGCGAGTGTAGTCATCAATGACTCTATGCTCCTTGCCTTCGTGATCGGTCCAGCGTTGCAGCATGAGATTATTCCAAGAAAACCCTTTTGTATTTTTGTCATTGAATGCTTCTTGTAAACCAACTTTGTTTTTAGTGCCTTTGGTCCTGACTCCAGGGTATGCACTAAACACGTTGTCGCTGACATCACCTCGCATACATTTTTCAAACAGCAGCCATTGCGGATTCGGCGACGGGCGAGGGCCTTTCAATTTTTTATCAATTACTTCTTTACCTTTTTCATCAAAATAGCCGTCTACAGTAATGGTCATATTAGCAATGCCGTTGTATTGCTTCACATTTTGAGAAATCAGTTGAGCAAAATCTCCATCAGTGCTAATAATGATGTGTTGATCGTCGGGGTGATTCTGGATCCACCCAGCAAGTAGATCATCTGCTTCAAGCACAGGATTGCGCATTACAGTGCAATTGGTTTTGTTGATCACAAAGTCTTTGAATTCATCAAAGATTTCCCAAAAAATCTTGTCCTCTTCTTCTTCTCGCGATGTTAGCGCAGCTCTAGCATCGGCTCTGTTTTTTTTGTATGGTGCATAGAAATCCTTGCGCCACGATCTACCTTCGAGACAAAATACCACGTGATCTGCATGAAAGTCAGTCCATGCTTTTTTGATACTTTGAAGAGTGATATGTATAGCCATACCAACCTTGGTATCTATATCCCCTTTAACAACGTGTCTCGCGCGAAAGAAAGTGTTGGCTGTGTCCACAAGAATATAAGTTGTCATGATACCTCAGATTTGCCTTTAGCTATTGGAACTACGTTAATATAACCGGATCCTCGCTGTATGTCAAGTCCTTCATCAGTAAGCATTTGATATACTATATCACGAAACCACCGATCTACAATTTCTTCCTCAGGATCTGCTTCTGTGCCGTATCCGTTGAATATTAAATCTCTGATAAAATAGCTGTTCCAATCCAGTTCAAAAAATCCGTTGCGTATGTTTTCTGGATTTATCTTAGTATCAATAACAGAAATGTAGGCTTCTTCTTTGCGAGTTGCACGGTCTTTTGGAGAAAGCTTGGCAAGTTCAGTATCCTCAATAGCTTTCTGTGTTTCAATTTCAGCAAGTATGCGTTCTTGATGAAGGCGATCCAGTTCAATTTGTTCTTGAATTCTTTTGGCTTCTAGTGCATTAACAGCAGCTTCGATATCTGCAACTCCAGTAATGCGTTTAATCCAATTTTTCATAAATCTTTCCTTATCTTTTCAAATTGTTCGTCTGTGTTTACGCCTGTTGTGTAAGGAATTATTTTATCAAGTTCCCCAGGCATTTCCGAATCTAGATAATCGTCTAAATCCTGTTCTATAGTCTTTTTCTTAAATTTGTTTTTTATAATATCTATTAAATTAAATATTCTATCTAGATACATATTAATCTCCCCATTTAACTACTAAATTATATCCTGCTTCTCTGATCTTGTCTTCATAATGTAAAGTTTTTTCATATAGATCCTTCATTTTTATTCCTATAACAGGATGAGTTTCTTCTGGATCATATGTATCCGGACAGCCGTGCCAAAATCTTCCATGATAAAGATATACAGTGTTAGTATTTGAATCATATCCATCTACTGTGTAATATTCAACATCTGTTAAACGATATTGTCTTTCAGGAACATTTAACTCGTTTAACCATTGTGTTTCTCCCTTGCTAATTGATCTCCAAGACTTGCCTCCTAATATTCCTTTATTGTGTTTTTCTTTAGTAATTTCAGAATACATCTCACTTTTACATTTTGAACAACCAAACCTACCATCTAAATGAGAACCTACGTGCTGCTCGAACCAAACATCATGAATAATACAGCGTAGTTTAACCTTATGACTTTTATTTGCCGCATCAGCTTTTGCTTTGCATTTTGAATAATCAATGGTGCCTTCTGTCCATATATTTTTAGATTTGTCAATAAATTCTTTTGTAGCAACTTCATCGGATTTTTTCTTTGATTCCCAGTAACCTTTTTTACAACAATAAGATCTTCCTTTTGTTAATGCCCAACCAAGGACATCGTGTTCTCCATGAGTGCAGATTATTTTGTATTTGCTATCTACTCCAATATATTCAAATGGCTCAACTAGTTTAATATTATTGTTATTTTGATACACTTTTTTTATAAAATCATCTTTACTAAATTTATTTGTCGGATTTGTCATATAAATACCCCAATAGTTATCTACTAGAGTATTTATACTTTTATACAACTATTTAGGCACCCCACCTATTGCCAAACAAGCTCACATGAAGTCTTGGGGTGAATCGCCATCCTTTCGCCATTGCCAGTTTTGCAACTTCTTGAACGGTAAGATTATAACCTTCTGTGCGGCCGCCCACAGGCATAAGATAAACGGGACATTCAACACCTTCAGCACGATAGGCTTCAACAGCACGACCAACTTCTTCCACATCAATGTTGTCAGCAACAACAAACTTAAGGTATAGGCTAACACCAGGAATATCAAAGTATTGGCGAGCAATGCTAGGCTTAATAGCATCATCCCAAGACTCTCCCGAAACGGATAGCTTTGGGCTGCAACTAAACGTTGTTTTAAATCTTGCACCAGTTCCGAGGTACTCTCTAAACTCATCGTGTAGCCATTGTGTAGTATTTGTTTCAAAAGTAACATTTTTTAGATCTTTCATTCTAGGATGCTCAAACAGTTCTATATATAGTCTCTGCCAAGCAAGTAATGGTTCACCACCGGTCATAATAAGGTGAACATCTTGTCCATTTTCCATAGTCCACGAACCTTCTGGAGTCAAACTCAACAAATGATCTACAACTTCATCAATGGTTTTGTCCATAACAAGATGTTTGAACTCTGGATATATGCTTGCGTATGTATCACATCCTGTAAAAACCAGTGGAAGATCTTCGAAACGTTCTATAGTTTCGTGTACACCGTCTTCGATTAATTTAGCAACTTCGGGATTGTAACGACCTTTTTCGGTTCCACGTGGCAATCCGAATGAAGCACATCTGAAATTACAACCGAACGTCCTTAAAAAAATACTCGGCACTCCAACATACTGCCCTTCTCCTTGCAGACTATAGAATGCTTCACTATATCTAAGTTTTCTCAATTTTTATCCTTTTCTATAAAGTTAAAGCCTAATTCGTTTGGAGTTTTCCCTCTCCACAATTTTGGAATTCGTCTTCCTTCGGCGCTTAATTTTGTATTATTTTCTAAACGACAATATTTTCTCAGAACACTTTCTGATAAAATGACTTCGATTATCCCTTGATTTCTTAATTCATTTGCCTTCTCTATAGCGTGATAGAGTGATTCAAAAGTTCCATAGGGAGTAACATACCATCCTATAAATTGATGATTGTTGATTCCTTTAATAGATTCTCTAGCTTTTGTTACAGCTTCTGTAATAGTCTTTTTATTTTTCATTTTAGATGTATCTTTAATTTTCCAAGTTTTGCCAGTTTGATCATTGATCCAGCCGCCATCCCCTGATTCAGGTATAATATTAGCCCAGTTGGGATCGTTAACTACGTTAAAAAGATTACTATAATAACTACCTGCTTCTTTAAGTTTTTCTTTATTGTCATAAATTCCTAAAACGGTAGTTGTCACATCGCACGACCGAGACCAATTTTTGTGATATTTTTTTAAATGATTAATCCATCTAATGCCACTTCCGTGATAAACGTATGGGTCGGTTGTTTCTACACATTTACAAAGATATCTTAACCCGGTAATCTTACATTCTTTAATCATAAGTATCTGTTTCATGCATATATTTATGCCTAAACTTTAAACTTACGACATAAAGCGAAGGTACGTAGGAATACACTCGGTACTCCCACAAAAGCACCTTCGCCTTGTACACTGTAAAATGCTTCACTGTAACGTAATTTCATTATCGTAACAACTCCAAACTTAGGCACTTGCCAACATATTCAGTAATATCTTTGTCTTTTTCGATAATGTATATAGATCTATTACATCTATCGTTTTTTCGATCGTATTTACTGAATTCAAGAATCTTTCCATTTTGTGCATCGTAAATGCGAAAGTTAAGAACTGGGTCATCTTCTATCCTACTGTGATCAACACTCACAGGTGATGGAATTCCTTTTACAGCTCTTTCAGAGTCCCAATCTTCTCTAACCCATTTAATAACTAATTTTTTCAAAAAATTCATCTTGGTGCAAACTCCTGTTGTAGCTTAATGTTGTCGTAGAACTCTTTCTTAACACCACTGTCTGATTTAAACACACCTTCGAGAACGGTTGTTTGTGTAAGACTACTATGTGCCATAATGCCTCGATTTTCGCAACACCCGTGTTGAGCCTGAATGTAAACAGCAACATCTTCCGAACCAGTTGCTTTGCTAATTTCACGTGCAATATCCATTGCAAGTTCTTCCTGCAATGTTCCACGTCTTGCACACCATTGTGCAATTCTTGTATATTTGCTAAGACCAATTAGTGTATCTGCTGCAATAATACCGATATAAGCAACACCTTTTACTGGTTGATGATGATGACTGCACATACTTGTTAGTTCGCTGCGAACAACCAACATACCTTTATACGATTCATTTGTATGATTGGGAAATGCAGTAGCATTCGGCATAGGATAGTATCTGCCTTGCATTAACTCTTTAACATACATTTTTGCAAGACGTCTACCGGTATCCATGCTATTAGGATCAGTTTTACGATCAATTACTAAACTATCTAAAACATCTTCAAACTTTTCAGTTAGTTCATCAATTAGTTCATCGAGTTCGCCTTCTTTAACAAACTTGCTAATATTATCGCCTGCCCAATATCTTTCGCCTGCTTCTTCAATACGCTGTTTAATTTTTTTACTAGTTTTCATTATTTCTCCGATGTTAAGGCAGTGGATTGCCATAGAAAATGGTACAACACATAACAGCATTGTACCATATATTTAGATTTTTGTCAATCACTCTTTAAAATATTTGTTAAGAATCTCAAGATGATCTTCGTATTCAGCCATGTGTGCTAATTCTTTTTCAATAGCATCCATGATATCCGAATGCTCACCTACACCAACTGGATTGGTTAAGTAAACTTCGATGTTTACACGATGCTTTTCGATGTGTGCCTCTGCATGTTTACGTACTGCGTCAAGCATTATTTTTCTTAATGATGTCATTGCATGTTTCTCCTTATGCTGTTTGTCCATGGGATAGATTATCCCAATCAAATTCTTGTTGTTTGTAATTGTCTATCTTGGGTATTACATGACGTACTCCACCTTGTGGATCAGCTATCTCACCTGTTCTTCTAGGAATAAGATGCACATGCGGCCACATAACAGTTTGCCCTGCACTTTCTCCTATGTTCTGTCCTATATTATATCCATCACAGTAATTTTCTTTCACCCATCCGTAGCCCCATGCATATGCAGCTTTATAACAAGCCATTAAGCATTCCATAGTTTCTTCTTTAGGCACAAACAGTAAATGGCCTTCTGTAACCGGGAACCCATCTCTAAACACTGTATAGGTTTTTGTATCTATAACTACATCGGTCCAAGGACCGTTTACGCTTTTTTCAGCCATGAATCTTTCTCCCAAGGGTAAACCAACCATTCATCTTTCTCTCTTTTATCAACTTCGTGCCACCAAAAATCTGTCCCAATGCTGCTACCCCAGTTCTGTGTCATTGTTGCAAAGCGAACATTGCCGTGCCATACGCTATTCCACATTTCTCTTTCATTGGGGAAACAACTGCTTTCCCAATCTTTCTTAATCCATTTAAACGTATTACCAGTATTGTTGATGTCATTAACAACAAGAATGTTGTGTCGAAGTTTAATATCCCAACGACTTTTAGTTACTGCTCTTTTTTCTTCAGGCACATAACCCGCCGCCATTTCTGGAAGCCAGCAATTGATTTCAGTATCTTCGTCGGGCATGCCATCTCTAAGTTGTACCTTGAGTGTGTGCATTGGGACACCAATACGATGGCTAAGAATAAGTGCCAGTGGCAATCCGCCCCCTGTTAATCCAACAATACAATCAGGCGTCCACATTTTATTATACATAGATAATAATATTGAATCCGCTGCTGTTTCAACGTCTTGCCAAGTGTAAAATGTTTTGTTCATTTCTGTACCATTGCCTTTATTAATTCATAATTTTCTCTTGCTGTGTTAAACGTAGGATAAGTTCCTACAAATTTATTTAACATTTTTTGTTCTTTCAAAGTTGTATTGATCCAAACACATATCTTCTAAGGTTTTTTCTAATGTGATAAAATTACTTAGCTTGTCAACGACAGATGATACTGCATCCCCGGGCCTTTTGTCTGTGTAAATTCTGTTGAGTTTAATACCTGTTACACGTTCCATTGTATCTAAGACTTCTAATACGGTCCATCCGGTATTAGATCCTAAGCATTCATATGGTGTGTTTACAGGTCCAGTTTCCACTGCTTTTACAATAGCTGTTGCAAGATCAACCACGTGTACGTAATCGCGGATACAAGTGCCGTCGCGAGTAGGATAGTCAGTTCCATAGATGTTAATCTCTGGTATTTTACCCGCAGCACACATAGCAGCAACTCTAATAAGATGAGAAGGCGTGCCTAGTTGTCGGTTCCTGCCATCGGTGCCACTAACATTAAAAAATCTAAATATTGTGTAACCTGTGGCTTTTTCTTTGATTACATCTTCCGCTGCAACTTTACTTCTAGCATAAGGGCTTGCCATTTCCCATGCACTTGATGTACTTGCAAAAAGTACATGCCCTGTATCAATCCT